TCATGGAAAGCATAAAATTCGTAGCGGCTTTAGCAATCTGATCTGGGCGGATAAACTCACCACTGTGATCCAGACTAACTTCGCCTTTGACGGTAGAGACGTAAGCCCAACCAAAGGCCAAACGCTCTTCATCCATCTGCTTAAGGATTTGACCTTCGATCTGGACTTCTGCTTTGTTAGTCATCTCAGAGACCGAGGTTCCTTCTTCCCACATGCGGCATGACCAGTAGCGGGGAGTTGTCTTATCTGTGGCGGCATCGCAGGAGTGTCGAGAACGAAAATTGCTACGAGCGTCAGGATCGTCACGGCGGATTTCCATGTTGGGATCACCGAAGGTAACTTTCTTAACCTTGTCACCAGACTTGACGTAGACACCAAACTTCTTGGTAGAGCCAGCGGGCATACGGAAGGGCTTGTCGAGTTCAACCTGACGCCCTTGGTATTCGGCCTTAGCTACAGCTTGTTTGGCTTGGGAGTATGCACCAGCGAAGGCCCTACTCTCAGACATACCATCTTGTTCCATCATGGAGTTAAAGACGTTGCGGAAGACTGACTGTTGGTGAGAGGAGAGTTTATCTCGTACTGCCTTGGGCAGATCATCATTGCTACTGTAGGGCATCGTTCTTCACCAAAATCATAGAGAAATTTGTAGTCGCACGAGTGTTGTTTGTCTCTACAAGGGAAGCCTGAACGTCTAAATCAGTTTTCTCAGTCATAGCTACAGGTGCAATAAAGTCGTAGCGGTAGGTACTCTCGAAGCACTCACTAATGTGAGCGATGCGGAAGCCTTGACCAAAGGGACGAATGAAGAAACGGACCTGAGCATCTTCACCCTTCTGGACGCTAAAATCCCCCGTGAGAATGTAGGCTGTATACCCAGCAGGGACTGTGTAGATGCCATTCAGAGTTTGACCAATGCCAGCCGTGATAAGACCGATTGTGTTGCCATTTGCTGTCAGGGTGATGTTACCAGCGTTGTTCGTGGCACCATTCTTGTAGACAGCGGAGTTGACACGTTTGAAGACGACTGCACCAGTTGACGGGGTGGTTCCAGTGCAATCAATCTCTTCGGTAATGACGTTGTAGCTTGCGTCCAAACCAGAGACAACAACAGAACCAGTGTCGGAAGCGGATGCAGAGACTACCGTAACTACACGAGCGGTGTCCCAGACAGACCAAGGGTAGAGGCCACCAGCAGCCCAAACTGTTTCATCAGAAGCAATATCTACATCAGGATTGTAGCCAGTCACATGGACAACAGAATAGCCACTAATCTGGCCTTGGGCGATAGAAAAGTAACTATCCCGAAGGATGTATTGTCCCCAATCAGGCATTTACTTCTCCATCCACAGGTTTTTGCAATTTTGCTTCGTACTTCTTGCTGTCAAACTCAATCTCAGCAATCGACATAAGGTCTGCAACAACCTCAGTCTGATCTTGGAGTTCGATGCCAGCACCGTTGATGTTACGAAGGAAGGAAGCAATCTCACGAAGATCGTGGGGAGCAACATCACCAGCAACAAGTTTAGGCATAGTGGCCCAATCAAGGCCATTCAACTGCCACAGACGTTCTACAAGCTGCTTGTTAAGAACATCTACAATCGTGTTGATGTAGCTTTCGAGGCTTCTGAGGAAGAGGTCAGTCTTAGTTTTTGACAGAGCGTAAGAACCGCTGCCAGAACCAAGCATAAGAAACTCAGCCATAAGGCTACGAGCAATATCATGCTGGTAACGCTTAACAACAGGATCAATGTCGATGGAGCGAGAGCCATTTGCGGTAATCAATTCTACGTCCATAAGACGTTGATTAGTGGGTTTGCCATCTGCATCCACATAGAGATCGGAGGGCAACAAAGCATAACCTTGTTCGTTGTTCTTGAGGTCACGCAAGATACGTTCAAATTGACCACGAAGGGCAGCTTGATCCGCAGTTGCGTCAGCACTCAGATACTCCGCAGGCATACGGCCAACAGGCACCCCATGAAGTTCTCGCTCAATAGCAATAGCTTCATATCCCTGAATTTTGTTGAGGTATGTGTAAGAAACATAAGCGTTGCGAAGAACGGAACGACCAGAGGGATCATTGTTGAGGCTCGTTGTGCGATAATACAGGGATTTTTCGACAGGGATCATTTTGTTGGGTTTGCCCCAAACAGCCTCTTGGTACATGCCAAGAATTTCACCAGTATTCTGGTCAACTTGAAAAGTCTCTACAGTCCAAGGTGCGCGGATAGCAATCTTCTTTACACCAATGCGACCGTCTTCGTATTTAGAGTTCTTCTTGGGGGAGACAGTATCACCAGCACGGCGCTTGTAGACCACCTCAAACCACGAGAAGCCATAGGTCAGGTAGGAGAGGGCTTCTGACACATGGTCATCAAGGCTGTGGTCCATATCCTCTAGGACAGATTTCAGGAAGTCTGCTTCTCTTTTAGCAGCTTCGCTTTCATCTGCGGGGACAACCTCAACCTTAACATCACGAAGTGTCTGTTCAACAGCGTACATGATGGAGCCAACGATAGCGTTGTTGTCTCGCATTTCACGGTACTTCTGGATAGCCTTCTTACCCTTGAGTTCCTGTAGAAACTCGTCAGCACGAATGTCACCCGTGTAGGTGTTCTTACCATAGACACCAAGTTCAATCTTGGCTGCGGTTTCCGAGAGTTTCTTCATTTCACTACCTAATTCCGGCTGAGAAGACCTTTCGCATCAGCATAGGCCAAGTTGAGTTCAGGTTTAGCCACACCTTTGAGTGCAAGTTCTGTAACAGCCCATACCATAGCGTCAAGTCTGTCAGGTGAACCAATGCTTCCAAGGGGTTCCCACTGGACCATCTGATCCTCTAGGGCGTCTAGACCCTTGACATGCTTAACTCGCCCTCTTTCGTAAAGGGCAGAAACAGGTTCTGCACGAGCAAACTTACCACGAGATGCGTGTACGAGTTTAATTGGGATAGTCTCATCTACACTTTTGAATGTGTAGCGGACCATCTCGCCACCTTGGTTACGTTCTGCAACAATACGATCAGCACCATACTCATGGTACAGTTCGATAGCCTTTGCAGCCCAACCTTCGGGGGTAAATCTTTCTGTGGCATCCTGTAGAATGTAGCAGACACCATTGATGTCTTGCCCTGCAACAACAATACCTGTCATGTCGCTCTCAGCGTTAGCCGAGACTGCGGGGTCAACCGCAACAACAACACGAGCAAGTGTTTGTGCAAACTCTACGGGGTTTTCAACTTCAACTTCACAGGTTGACAGGAGTTGACGGTTCCACAAGGCACCAGAGGCTTCATCTAGGACTTCTGCGTACAGTTCCTGACGACCAAGGCGAGTGCCTTCATATTGTGTTTTAACTGCTTCAATGTAGGTTGATGCAAGATTAGCTGAGTTGTCAAATGTAGAACCGTAAGTCACAACAGTCTTAGGGTTCTTGAGAATGTCTCTAACGAGTTTTGTAGGCTTTGGGGTTGTGGTCACACAAATCTGTGGGTGCTTACCAAGACGAAGACAGAACTGTAGCATGTCCCAAGTGTCACGGTCTTTGTTCCAAGCTGCAAGTTCGTCACACCAAGCAACCTCAAACTGAGGACCACGGAGACGCTCTGGCTCTTCTGCGGAGAAGAACTGGACGTAGGCACCGTTCTCCCAAGTCAGGAGACGTTTGGTAGGCGACCATTGAGGCTTACCCAGAGGGATACCTTTAAGGGTCTTGTCACCTTTCCAGCAACGAGCAAGAAAGCCTGACTCACCGTTAATCATAACTCGTTCAATGTCGGAGTTTGTTGCAGCGATAGCAGCGATACGCTTATGGCCCTGCATCACCTTAGAACGGACCCACTCAACACCAGCACGGGTCTTACCAAAACCACGACCAGCATTGATGAACCAAGTATTCCAGTTACCTTCGGGAGCAATTTGTTGCGTCCTAGCCCAGAAGGGCCAATTGTATAGAAGTTCTTCTGCTTTAGCTGCGGGTAGCTGTGACAACAAAGAAGTGAGGTCTTCACCCATAGCCCTTAGATCGTCAGCATGGATTGGAAGACCGTTCTTACTCATGGTTGTTTGTTTCTCTTCAGAAGTGAGAGTTCCTTGCTTATAAGGATATGCTTCTCTTTGAGTTCAGACAAGGAAATGCTTGCCTTGATGTGTTCATTGTGGTGATAGTTGACCAACCCAACAAGTTCTTCCCTTGAGTAGTCTTGAGGGAACCTCTTGTACATAACCACCACCTATATTGGAGACATTAGCAGGAATCGAACCTGATAGTAGAGATTTGCAGTCTCACTTTGTCCCAGACAAATCTAATGTCTTATTACTCTTTTTCTACTTTTCGTTTGCCGAGAAGTGCAAGAAGATCATCGATAGCACCAGTGTCCTCTTTGATGTCTTCGGGGTCAACTTCTTCGATCTTGATTGTCGGGTTCCAACCAGCTTTGCTACGAAGGAAGAGTTCAGCAGCTTTCATGTCGCCATCTAGGGCTTTGTTGACAACAACATTACCTACTGCTTCTTGAATGTCTGCCCTAGCTTCTGCTATGTCACTGCGGTACGTCTTGTACATACCGTTCATGGAAGAGGGTGCATGGTCATACTTCTGGATGTTGTCCAAGATGACCTTCATTGCTACGCCTGCCCTAATGGCCTTACGGATGTAGGTAGCAATGTGGAGATTGTGTTT